GGACTCTTTGCGCCAAAGGCAGTCTGGTTGGTAAGAGTTTACTCATTATCTTCTACCGGACGGTACGATATCTACACGAGTGTCACCAAGTCTCCATTTGTAGTTTTTTCTATCTACTTCATCGTTATCATCATCAGACTCAAACCGTAGAACAAACTGTCTGGTTCTGGTTCTAAGACTAGAAAATGTCGTGTCGCCTTTGACTTGACTTGTAGAATCTGTAGCTAGTGTTTGGTTATTAAAGTTGCGTCTTTTGACCACTAAGTTTACCGCGGGATCTTGACTTGTACCCACATCGTTTATGAAAGATATGTCTGGCAAAACTTTTTTGAGAAAAACAAAATTATCACCGTCTGCCAAATCTATATCTCCAGACTCTACAAAAACATTATCCATAGCGTTGACATCATCATTAAAACCTTTTTCGTGTTCAAAAATAAACTCGTTTGAGGATGATTTGCCACTGGCTCGTGGATTGTCAAAAATAGCAGATCCTAACCAAGCGTGGCGCTCTAAAGAACCGATGCTCCAGGATTGTTCTTCATAGTTAAATATTGCGTACCTGGAAATCTCTCTAGTGCCGTCTGCAATAGACGGATAAAAAAACCAAACTTCTGAAAACTCCTCATTCAACCCAGCAAAACATTTGAAAGCCTGGCTAACATCTAAATCAGAAAAAACATGATCTTGTACAGTACAAGGTAGTTTTTGCACAGATCCGTTGTAATAGTAAAACGCATTTTTACTCATAAAAAAGACACCGTTGGGTGCATTGACAGCTGCTTTGGGCGCTATCAGACCAGCTCCTTCATTAACCAAATTGATAGCAAAAGTAAGCGGAGGTCCAATAAAATTCATGCTGTACAAGCTGGTATCTGTCCATACCAACACTTCTTGTCGTGATTTTAAGCCACCGATAATAGATGTTCCGCTTGAAAGTCGTAAAGATCCTGCGGTATTAGTATTCAGAGGTTCAAACTCTAATGGATTTTCTTGATCGCTAAAGGCTATCAACATAGGATCCACTGACCCGGTTCTCGAACCTCCAGATAATGGATCTGCCCCTAAAACTATCAAATGTCTGTCAGTTTCAGAGGTTATTACTTGCAAACCTTTAGTCGGCACTTTGTTAGCTCCGCTCGTGGTGGCTAGAGATACAGCTCTGGTAGATACACCATCATTTTCTACCCATCGGAAAATGCCACCAGCTCTGGGATTTATTATAAGATCTTCGCCAAAATTATCGTGTGTCCAAAGACGTAACTGGTTAGATTCAGATAATGCAGTTGAGGATCCCCATGTGCCAGCACCCCAAGCGCCTACACCCCAACCTGTTGATTGCACGAAAAAATCAGTACCAGAGTTTGCTAAATACACGCCGTCAACACCAGATCCACCGTTACCCGTATCGCTTGAATTAGCCAAAACTGGACTGCCAGTTGTATCTTTTGCCTCAATGGTATATGTGTTGGTCCCTGTTATAGTTGATATCTGATACTCTTGGTTTAAAACCGTGGCTGTTATATTGCCACCCAAACTCACTGCGCCAGATATGGTTACAAAGTCTCCTTCTACTGCGCCATGACTACTATCTGTTACTGTCAACGTGGCATCGTCGTCGGCTACCTTAGCAAAGGTTATGGAATTTGTGCTTGTTTTACGAACAGGGGTGACATCGTTGAAAACACCAGACTCTTCTATAAAATATTTGTTAGTGGTGCCAACACCTAGATATTTATCACCAGCAAGTGATACCCAACCGTGTAAAGCTCTGGCTGAACCTACTACAGAGTTAGAGCTTAATTTTTCCCAACCACCTATTTTTTCGACACGGCCTTTTCTGAATCTTATAAAGTTGCCGTCAACCCAACCACCTTCGTTGGAATAATCAGTTTCCTCTTTGTTGATTCCAGGCTTGAAATTTAGTTTGTTTAGAGGCATCTCTTGATTCTAACATACCTGGCAAAAATCTAGGCTAATCTAATAATCGCACCTGTTGCATTAGCAGCGGGGAACACAATTGTGAAATCTCCGGCAGTAGATGTTTTGTCGCCGCCAAAGTCAATCGCACAGACAGCCTTATCACTGTTCGTGTCGTTGTATATTAAACAACCACGAGCAGTTACCGTAGCATTACTAAACGTTAGATCAGCAAAGTCGACGATTGCTGTTGTGCCAGATGTTGACGGTGTTACGTTAGTTAGCGCAGAACCACCAGAGGTGTAATTAGTGCCGCTCGCCTGTCCTGTTGTAGTGAAGGCTGTTGTGCCAGCACCAAGCGTAGCCGAACTTGTATAAAGCGCTAGTTTAAAAGAATTACCACTAGAATTAGTAAAATTATGGGTTCCAACCAAGACCTCTTGCTTGAAACTTGTGCATATTGCAGATGTAATTGCCATTATAGCTCCTTCAATATTTTAGCCATGTCTTCATGGCCCTGTTTACTTAATAAATTTGCATAAGTCGTATTCTGTGACTTTATTGCATTTTTTATAGTATATAAGATTACAGTATAAACTTGATTTTGGAAAGCCAAAGCCTGTTGTTTGACATGATCTGGTGCTTTGTCTGAAACTTCACATATTTTTTTTGTTGCCTGGGCAGCCCAAAATTCTGGATCATGGCCTTTGTTTTGTGTCGTTTCTACACCTATTTTACCTAATGTTATGTCGCCCTTAACGTTCACTTTATCCTTTGTAGGGTTCGGGAGGCACCACATCCTCGTTTATTTTTAAACCTTGTTTTTCTAATTCTTGATTAATCTCTTCAAACGGACCAATCAAAAATTTGCCTTCGTGTGGGACTGCTACTAACGGTTTTTCCAATCTATGAAAACCATATAGTTTTTCATGTGCTGGCACGTTAGAATCTAGAACAGTTGACCTGCCACTTATACCAACCAAAATATCAGCACTCATACATTTACTTATCCAAAATTCAACACAAGCTCTGCCAGCTTCAGCAAAATGTAGATTTTCTTTGTATGAAAAATCAATGCCAAACAGATCTATCCTACCAACCTTGTGATACAACGCAAAAGCTATTGCATAGGCCACGGTGTTATTTAAGTAAGCGCATTTTGTAGCATTACAGACTTCTGCTACAGGAAAAATTATTGGGTTTTTTATTCTAGGATCTAACTCACATGTGTAGACGGGCACCTCTGTGGAGTCTAAGAGTCTAGTCATAGCATTGGTTTGATACCCTGCGTCCTTTGTATCATAAAATCTACTTGCTGGATCTAGCATAAATATTCTGTCACACGGATAAGTGCCACCTGCTGAGTTGATACACCAAACCTCATCCCATACTTGTCCGTTTTGTTGACCAATAGCAAAATCTACTTGCGATATGCCTAAACCAATGATTGCAATTTTTTTGCCTTGTAAAGTATCTAACTCATTCATTAAGTCACGCCAGAGCGGACTGAATCGTATCGATACTCGTCGCGTGTGCCACGACCTTCTGAAGTATTTTTCATTCTAGCTATCGCCTCCTTGAATCGCGCCTCAAACTGGGCAACGACATCTGGAGGCTCTTTTAGAAAAATAGAGCCCTCTACTAAAGCACCATATAACAACGCATCGGGATAATCCGTCGAAAGTATTGTGGTGCCACTGTCACTACCACTTGTAAGAGAGGCTGGTTTATGTAAATAATGTAATTCTATATCATAGTTTGCATCTGGGACTGGACTCACTTCAAAAGCCGTATCACTGTACAAAGAATAGTATTTTGGTTTGGCTTGTGTAGATCCTGGTGAGTATTCCTTAATAAATGAAGGGTGTTTGAAATCCAAATAATCGTATGTGCTTGAGCTTGTGATAGCCAAAGACATAGAAGCATAAAAATCTGTAGGTGTAGCTAAAAACCTATTACCAGAGGTTAATGATCCTGTAACATTTTTTCTTTGATGAGGCAGTTGTACTAAAGAGAATATTCTATCTTCAGATTCTTGTATGAATCTAGGTAATTGTGAGGTAAAAGTAGTTTCTGAGACTTGCAAATAGTCTTGTATCGCAGTTTTTAGAGATGATAATGTAAAACTCATACTGATACCGTTACCTCGCCGACACTAGCAGAAACGGAAAATGTTGTTAAAACACTTCCTAACTTACCGTCGCCAACATTAGTATAAACTAAAAATGCAGAGTTATCGT